AGGGCTTCATTGTCGCCAGCGTCACGCAGCCAATACAGGAGCGTTCCCTGGAGAAATTCCTCGGCGATTGGGACGAGGCAACCGAAGGCAGATTCGACGCCTGGGGGCATTTTTCGATAGGCAAAGCCGGCCTCGTGAATGAGGCATGCAAGGTCCAGAATCTCGTTCACCGTCTTCGGCGTTTCCGGAACCGGCTCTAATTCCGAATCCTCGATGATTGTCCGTCGCGCGATGCCGGCGTTGGCAAACATGACAGCGCTCTCGAGGTTGGTCACGGCGAGCGATTGCTCCCGAGACTCGGGAACCAGGTCGACCAGGGTTTCGGCGAAGGCCCGGGCCTCGTCCCGGATGCGCTCATACTTCGGGAGCTGTCCCGAGGTCGGCGGGTGATAGGTGAATCGGTTCAGGATCTCTTTAGCGTCCATGTCAGTCCTCCAGCCTTTGGCAGCACCGCTTGAACCTCTTGCCTGATCCGCACGGGCACTTCGAGTTTCTCGTGACGAAGGCGCGGCCGCTTTTCTCCAGCACCGCACGCGTTCGCCTTGACAGGTTCTTGGGGTCGATCGGTTTAATGATCGTGCCGGCATAGCTGCGGGCCTGCTCCTCAGTTTGGCCGGCGCTCTTCAGCTCCTCGACGAGTCGGCCCATCAGGCTTTCGCAGTTTCCGATCTCTCCAGTTCTCGTGTCCATAGTCTCCTCCGTTTCGTTCAGTTGATCGTCTCTGACCAGCGCGACGTGTTGCCGGTCTCGAAGCCGTCAGCGAAGATGAAGTCGGTCGGTGTCAACCATCCATCGACGTCTATCCGTTGCCCCTTTCCGAACCGCAACATGACCAGCTCGGGGCGGCCGATCATGAACATGGCGTCCTGGAAGTTGGCGCAGCCGGGCCCAGGATAGTTCCACGGGTTCGCCGAATCCCAATAGTCAGCCTGCACCTCGACAGGGACGGCCGGGTTGCTGATGTCCCATGTGCTCTCGCTGTTCTTGAATCCCTTGCGGCCGAAGAAAGCGAGGTCACCTTTCAGGGCTGAGCGGTTGTCGTCGAAACACTGCGGAATCTCTCCGACCTCGACGGGCCACGGGACGTTGCTCAGGCTGTAGATTTTCCCTTTATTGATCATTTGCTCGCCCCAAAAAGAGAACGACGCGGCCTTGATTCCGTAGCCTGTGAACGGCGTTTGGACGTAGGTCAGGGGGCCGCTCTCCTGAATCTCGAAGATGTGGACCCAGGTATCCCGGTCGATCAGGTAGGCATATCCGTAGACATTCCGGCCGTTCACAATCTGTGGAATCCTGCCGGGCACGGTGACGCATTCGACGAACTCGTCCGAGTCCGGTATGCCGATGTCGTCGAATTCATAGATTGCTGATCCCCCGCCGCAGTCGGCACCGAGGCCGGCCGCCACGAGATACTGCGTCCCGTCCGGTGCTTTGTACGTGAATGCGCCTTCCACACTCTGGCTCACCCCCGGGTAGTATTCGTGATCGTAAAATTCCGGGTCAATCCCGTACCACAGATCGAAAAGAACCAGCCCCGCTTTGTAGACAGCCGCCCCGAATCGGCACTGATCGCAGACAGCTACATTCATGAGGTCATAGTCGGAATCGCCGACGTTCGGGACGTTGAAATATGACGAATCGACAAATCTCCAAGGCGTGCTGTCGTAAATGCTGACCTCGTTTCCGCGGGTCACCCACGTATATTTGTTGGTGTTCCGAAGCACTTCCTGAGCGCCGAAAACGCGATCGGAACTCGGCTGGGATGCGCAGTTCGGAGAAGAGAACCACTCGACAGCCCCGCCGTCGTCGGTCTCGGTTGCTGCGGTCGACGCAGTCGGATCGAATTCTGGCGCGATATTTGGCCCTCTCGCCGTTTTTGCGACCGTTACGACCTCCGGTGCGTCTGCGGGCTGAAGCGAGCTACAGCCCTGCAGGATCGCGACGACAGCCGCAAAAAAGATGATTCCGAACGGGTTCCGCTTCATTTGTCTGTCCTTTCTCCGTTAGGTTGCCGAAAACATGAGGAGCATCGGATTGACCGCGACTCCTCCAGAAACATGATTCCCGGACCCGTCGAGGGTTGCTTCCCCGTCTAGCAGGATCTCGAAGTGTAGGTGGTTGGTCGATCCGGGATGGACCGCGGCCACGTCCTGCAATCGTCCAATGACGTCGCCGGCCTTGACCGATTGTCCCGCATGGATCGACGGCTCGACGTAGAGGAGCCGGATCCGTCCGAGCGGGAAGGATAGGACCATCAGTTTGAGGTGAGACCGGGTCGGGTATTTGGTGGGGTTGTAGCAGATACCGTTCCGCTCGAGTACCGACGTCGCCGGCGCGAAGATCAGGGCGCCAGGCTCCCCGAGGAGGTCAACGCCGCGGTGCGGATAGACGACGCACTCATCGTCGACCAGCTTCGTGCGACGGGCACCGAAGGCACCGCTGCCGGCTGAGTCGTTGCGCACTCTCGGGTTCTCGATCGGCCAATAGAACATGCCTCATAGTAGCAAACATCACTCGGCGAGAATCGAGATCACTCCGAAGGCTGTCCCCAATAGGGCAATCAGGGCAAAGACGATTCTCGGCCATGGGGACTCGCTGCCGTTCTTCGAATCTTCTTCTTTCGCCTCATTCTGTTGTTGGTTTGGCTTGCTTGAATTCCCAGCGACGAGACCTTCGATCGCGGCGAGAATCGTCTTTTCGCTCACGTCGAAACGGCCCTCAAGGCGTGCCTGACCTGTTTGCACAGATGAAATGTCAGAACCGACGACAGCAAAGCGTTGCGAGACCTCTTCCCGGAACTCGTCGAATCCATGTTGCATGGTGTCTAGGGCACCACTCAGATTCTCGAGGGCCTCTTTTGTCTGGCCGTCGTTGGTTCCTTGTTCTTCCATGTCTCCACCATTCTAGGCGATTGAATCGCCGATGGCGATTGCCAAATATGACATACAGAGCCCGTGTAGGTGGGCCGCTGCGTTGAGAGTGTCGTTCGGGTCGTTCCCGTCGCGAATGATCTCGATGTGCAGGTAGAGGTCGTCGGCGCTGATATTCGCTGCCGGTATCGTGAACAGCGCCGTGCGGAGACCATCGGCCGTTGCTGACGACGTCGGGTATTGCTGCAGGGAAACAGTCGGCGTCGTGTTGTCTGTGTCATCGTCGAGAGCAGTGACAAGGACGTTCAATTCCCAATCGCAGTCGAGTGATATAGCAGGGCTTGACCACCCGATGATGATCGTCAAGTCTTCGTCTGTGTCGAGGCCTCCAGGGAGGCGCATCGTTGCAACAGCCCTGTTTTCCTGTGAGTTGTCGAACTCCAAAGCGCCTGAGATTCCATGATTGACGAACGTCGCTGCGCTCTCACCAATAGCCTTTAGACCTTGAGCAGGAATCCACCGAGAGAGGACCGGCCGCGCGTCGCCAAAGAAAGAAATCACGCCGTCTTCGTCGATATCGAGATAGTCGCCACCTGCGAGATCTCCGACGATGAGGGAATCGATATCGATGTCCCGTTTCGATTCGTTCACCCAACGGCCGTCAGGCTCCTGAGTCTGAACAAGGAGACCGAGTTCGGCCGGGGCACCTTCGAAGTCTTGAGAACCGAGAACCGTTCCGCCGATCGAGAGGCCGGTCTCGGTGACTGTCGTCGGCTCGAACTCGGTGACGTGGTCGCCGCGGATAGCGACGATGCGCCAGTCGTAGAGCTGGGGACTTGAGGTCGGAGCCATCTCAGAGACTTCCTGGAATGGGAAATGAGGAGCGTCGGTTTTCGGTCCGCTCCCGAAGGTGACGCGATCCGCCGCAGCGCCGATAACTGCATGCGTTATCCAGTCGGAAACGGTTCCGGTCTCCTGCGTCCGATACTGCAATTCGTACCGGTCGAGGCTTCCGGCATCCACGGCCGGCGCCCATGAAATTGTAAACCGATCGAGGTACGCGGCGTCGTCTTCCGGAGTCCAGTATTTTGCACCGCAGACTATGAGATCGGTCGCCGGTGTGAGCGGGTCTGCGGGATGACCCTTGATAACCGGTCCGGCAAACGACGCGAGCGGCGAATAGTAGAAGATCGCCGGCATCCTGAAGAGCCGCCACTCGCCGTAGACGCGGACGATCTTGCTGTACTCGGTCGCGTCGATCCGCGATTCGATTGTCACGTCCATCGGGTCGCCGGAGTAGGTCTTCATCCAGATTGTTTGGACGAAGGAGTTCGAATTTGCAGGCCTGTCGATGACGGCGTCGTTGCTCTGAATCGAGCCGATCGCCGTGAACTGGACACGGTCCGCGGTGACGTTCCCCTCCGGCGTCGTGTCAACGTCGGTTGTGATAGAGGGAGGCGTTCCGGTCGTCTGCCAATTTTCAGCCTTGTCCTCATTCGCGAGGCCCGTTTCCTGCCCACGATCCCATCTCATCGCGACATTCGTCGGGGCGATCGGGGCCGGGTCAATCTCGAAGGTGGTTACCGGATCCGGGAATTCGGTCACCGTGTCGTTGGTGCCGAGATACCACATCCACACAGCCCACGAAGCAAACCCCAGAAGGCCGATTGTTCGGCCGCCAAGGGATCCGACTATGCCGGATGGAACGGGAGAGAATTCGATGTCGTTCTCACCCTGGGGGACCTCGGCAATTACTGCGCCTGGCGACCCGTTCAGGTTCCATCGCCTGGCCTGCAGGGAGAGAACCAAGGTATCCCAGTCGGGGCCGTCATCCCACGTCCAACGCTCGAACAGATCGAGATCGTTCCCGTTCACAAGCGGCGACGGATCCCACTCGACAGCATGGAAGCGCTTCACGGCCCATGTGTTCGTGCCGGCGCTGAGCTCGAGGCCGATCAGGTGGTATGTGTCCCCGCCCAGATACCACGGAATGTTGTAGGCCCACCGGAGGAGGGTGCCGGCTCCGACTGCCCCGGGCGTGATCTCTCGTCGGAATCGCTCGGTGAATGGGCCTGTCAGAGAATTCCCGGTCTTGTAGACGACGGCGATCGACGCGTCTCCGTCCGTCCCTGATTCCAGAGCAATACACAGAGTCGTCTTGATATATCTCCGCAGGCCAGGGTCTGTTGCCGCTAGGTGATGCAACCATTCGTTTGAAGGGGCGATCCCTGTCGGGACGGTTGGCGTCAATTTGGTCCATTTGTTAATGGCGTCATAAACCACCGTCGGGTCAGGGAGGTCAAAGCCATTCCAGTGATTCTGTACCGTGAGCTCATTCGGGTCCTCAAACTCTGATCTCTCCGCCCAGTTTCCAAGCTCACCGAGTTCCCGAGTCACATTGGTCGGAGGATCTGGCGGCAGCGTCGAGTATCCGCCGTCGATCGAAATCGGGGTGTCATCGGTGGCGATCGCGTCGGAGTCGGTGTTCGGGTCGTACTCAGTCAACTCGATCAGAATCCACCCGTCGCCCATCTCCTTGAGGCGCTCGACGCGCGCCGGCTGATTCTCGACTCCCTCCGGCGTGTTGATTGTGATGATGTGGCCCGGGAGAACCTCGGCGATCTTCGATTCCGGAACATAGCCCATCCACTGGAACCGCTCGAGGTGGTGGTGGTTGTATTTCTTCGTCCCCCACCTGGTCGCGGCGCTCCGCGTAATGCCTCCGCTCAGGGTCGCCTTGGCCTCGACCATGTTCGAGCCGGAGACGCCGGCCGGATCTTCGATGGGGACCGACGCCGGCTTCCAGTCGAGGCTGTTGGTGTAGCTGACTCGAATCGAATTTGGGATAGTCTTCTTCGAAATTTCGCGCCACTTCGGCGGGCTCTTCCAGTCGCCGGCGTTGATGACCTCCGGCCGGATTGTGGCCGGGTTCTCCATGCTCTTGATTTCGTATTGGCCTCTGACGAAATGGAGTTCCATAAAGGCGTGATCGCCAACGATTGCGAGGGCTTGCGCTGGCCGTTGCTCGGTCAACCGGGCGTTGAATGAGTATCGCCTTGTGAGGTCGCCCATGACCTCGTCACAGTGGTCGGCCGCCTCCCGCCACGTACTCCCGACGCCGGTCGGGATCTTCGTAGGGTCGAAACCGAGGCCGATCTCCTCATCGGTCAGGATGAAGTATTTGACGAGTGGAATGTTGCCAGTTGATACCTTGAGCCCAGTCCGGAAGTCTGTAATCAGCATTCCCTTGAGGAGAGCCGTCGCGGCGAACGACGTCGGAGCCCCTGACTTCGTGGTGTCGATGATGATGACCGAATAGGCGTAACCGGGATATGTCTCGACAAAACCTTTTGCGCCGAGGGCCCGCTCAAGATCGACTGAGATGGGCTGCGTGTCGGACCCGTAGAAGTGCTCGACAGAGACGACCCAGGTCGCTTCTGAGGCGTCCTCATCGTTGATCTGAAGTCCGTCGATGCCATCGGGTGGCAGTTCGCCCTCAGACCACACGACGGCGACGTAGACGTCCTCACGCTGGAGAACCTGCCGACGCTCGACAGCGGCAACGAATCCCGGGTATCGACGCTGTGCGCCAAACACACCGCCCACGGTTTGCTGGAGGATCGTCGACGAAACTGAGAAGTTGCGCTCGAGGGACCGGGCCGGGTATGACGGGCTGATAGGATGGCCGCCACGGGTTCCCCAGTATGGGAGGTTCCAAGGCTGATCCGGGTCGAGGTCGTCATTGAGCCCGAGTTCATCCTTTGGCGGAGCGTCGCTTGGGTCGCTGGTCGGGTAGCCGCTCATCAGTCGAATTCCCATACTTCCATGAGGTCAAATTTCACAATCAAGTTACCTCTCGGATCGTGGGTGCGCGTGACCTTGTCTGTCATGGTCATGTACGGTTTCAGGATCCTCGCCTCGAGAGATGCGTACAGGTTCTCGCCGTCGTTTGCAGTGAAAAAGAACGTCGCGACCATCGGTGCGCAGGATGGAAGCCACCATTCTGGACGCTCGTATGGAGTGATCCCGAGGCAATCGAACCAGGAATTCGTGTCTGTCGAACCGTCACGGCGCGCGATGAGCTGAGCCTCGACGGCGCCAGCCGGCGCTGTGCCCTGGACGTTGATGGGTGTGAAATCGCCAGTTGCGGCCGTGATCGTCCCGACTGCATTCGGCAGAATCGGAAGGCCTCCAGAGTCCAGCCATTGCAGCTCAGCGACGATATCACCCGAACCTGAGATGTAACCCCACGCAACGCCGTAGAACGGATGTCCCTCGTTCACTGGAACCGGCGACGTTATGACGCCCGGATCGTCAACGACTCCAGTCGGATCTGCTCGAAACGAGTTCCCGCCGAAGAAGTCGAATCGCGGATCGAAGACAACAGAGCCGGCCCCGGAGTTCGAGAAGAATGAAACACCACCGGCCCCGGAAATCGCCGCGGCTTCGTCATCGTCGAGGAGGTTCGCCCTTTCGTAGACGATGGCATTCTTTGCGCCTCCGAAATCGCCACGCCGGAGCGTCGGAACTGATCCGGTGTAGAGGGCTGGAATTATGAATGAACGGCTGACGCCGTCGCCTTGGCCAATGAACAAATCGCGGTGGTATTCAGTGATCGGCTGGGGCATCCAAATCTGAGAACCTCGGCCCTTGATACGCTTGATGACGTCTTTGATTGCTGGCAGCTTCGGTTCGTCCACTGCAACGGCGAAGAGTGGGTCCATGCTGTCTTTGCCGAATTCCCAATAGCGCCTGACGCGGATGTATCCGCCGAGAGTGTCAGTCACGTCGTTCCGGTAGTTCTGATCGAGGTCGATCGTATCCATTGGCTTCGCTTCTTCGTGGAACCAACAAATGTGTCTTCTCTGCGCCATCTGTCCCCCTACGATGCGTTGCCCGGGATTGGCGGGGCGTCAATTGGACCATCATAAACGCCGTCTGGACCAACACCGAAGCCGAACTCGTGGTCATAGTCGGAATCGCCTGCTGGCGGCCCCGGGATGTATTCGGATGTACTGCTCGAGCCCGGGATCTGCTGGGAACCGGTATTCGAGAGCTTGATCACTGCGCCGGCCTCGAGAGCAAACCGCCAGCCACCGAAACGCGACCCGTTCCCGCGGGCGTCACATGTTGCAAAGGTTCGGTCGCAATTCAGCTCCGGGCCCGGGTACGTGCAACGCCGGCCGCCGTAGATATGCCTGCAGGACTTCTCCCCCTGGCGCCACAGGGACCGCCGTTGAAGCCCGGAGAGACCTGAGAGGAGGATGGTAGCTGAATGTGATGTCCCGCTAACTTCTGCGATTTCAGCACTGATAGGCTCGTATACAGGCTCCCAAGGGTCGTTCCACTCCGCCTTGACCAGGATGCCAACGGTGAGAATTTTCCCGGTGAGATATTCCGAATAGGAGAGGTTTGAAATCAGGCTGTCACGGTTGTCGATGACGATCTTCGCGCCAGCCTGGTCGAGCCGGCCCCACGCGATGTCATTCACCGTAAATCGACGCTGAAAATAGGCATGACCTCCCTCGATTTCCCTCAGTGGACCATCACAGAAACGCTGGACTGTAGACGTCTCGATCGTGAGGAGATGCCGGTAACACGGGTAGCGCTCGAGCTGGAATACCTGCAGCGTCGACGGCGGTATGTTCTTCGAAAGTGACTGACTCATGAGGTCTGACCTCTGTAGCTGAACTGTTGGGCGACGACGGTTTTGACTGTGCGCGTCAGGGCTGCGAGGTCCGGACTCTGATTGATCTCGACTTTGGGCGGCTTCATGTTGGCGATTGCCTTCACAAGCTCTTCGATTGCATCCACGATTCTATCGTTCGAGTCAATCAACTCATCGACTTTCGGCGGAGGCATCCCGCTGGGGCCTGGGGCGTCCGGATCTTCACCACCTGGGTCAAAGTCTCCGGTGTCTCCGGCTCCTCGATCGCTCTCAACCTGCCATGCGTCCGGCTCGGTGAGCAAATCGTCCCAGCGCTCAAGCCAATTAATAACCCCCTCGGCTCCAGAACCCTGGCTGGTTGGCGGAGGTGGCTCCTTCCCTGGAATGTTGAATTCGTCGTAATCGGTGATGTCACCGATGTCGCCGGCATCACCGAAGCCCGTGTCTGTCTCGCCGCCTTGTCCTTGAGCGCCAAGGAGGTTTTGGATTCGCTCGACCTGGTCATTGAATCCGGTAAGCGCCAGGTTGAGCCGCTGCAGAATGTCGATTTGCTCTTCGTTCAGCGCGGCAATTTCGTCCACCTGATCCTGAATGGCTGCCTGCGCATTCGTATTCAGCGTGTCCAAGAGAGCAATGAGTAGCGCTCGTCCAGTGTCGTCGAGATCAAATCCCAGGCCGGTAAGAAGCCCGAAGATGTCATCGCCGGCGCCGGTCTCTACGCCCTGCTCCTGAAGAATCGCGCCACTGCCTCCAAAGGCATACGTTACGAGGCTGTCAGCGAATGCTGCCAGGGCATCATTCAGCCGCTCGAGAATGCCGATCTGCTGCTCGTTGAGGTCCTGAATCTGCGTGATGTTGTCGTCTAGCGCGCCCTGCGCTTCGACGTCGAGGGCCTCAAGGAGGGAGATCAGGAATTCACGGCCTGTACCTTCGAGGTCGAGCCCGAGATCTGCGAACTCACCACCCCCGAACAGCTCGCCAAGGATGGCCGCAACGTCGGGCATGTTCTCGACGAGATCGAGGTCGATGTTCTCCCCGAAGAGATCCTCGAGCATGGCAATGAAGCCCTGAGCGTCTCCGGTGAGCTGAGCAATCGTCGCCGCGTCAAGGCCGCCCATTCCAAGCTGGTCGAAGATGTTTTCGAGGCGGTCGGCGACGAATTCGCCCTGTTCCTGCTCGGTCATGCCGCCCATTCGGAGCCGGTCAATCTGGTCCTGAATGCTGCGGGAGATGTCGTCGGAGAGGCGCAGGATCTCGCCGAGGTACTGTATTTCAGCCTGCCGTGCCTGATCGACCAGGCCCATGATTGCAAGAGCGTCTGTCGGGTCGTCGAAGTCTGTGAGGAGGAGAGAGGCCTCGTCCAACATTCCGGTGACCGAATTCACGAAAGCCGTTCTCGGGTCGATGGTCGCTTCCTGGATCATCGCTTCCCAGTCGAGACCGGCGAGCGCGTTGGCGTTGGCTTCGAACGCGGCGACGTAGTCTTCAAATCCGCTCAGGTCAGCTTCCTCGATTCCACCGAGGATCTCCCCAAGAGTGAGGTCGATGTCCTCACCGAAGAGGGTCTGAAGCATTGAGATGTAATTCTGCGCATCTCCGGTGAGTTGCGCGATGGTATTCGGATCCAGGCCTCCGACGAGCAGATCGTCAAAGATGTCGCCGATGTTCCCGAAAATGGCTCGAGTCTGTTCAGCGAGATTCATCCCGCCGAGTTCGAGGGCCTCGATCTGCTGACCAATGCTCCGCGCGATGTCCTCGGAGAGCTGAAGGATTTGAGTCAGGTATTGCAGTTCGGCTTGCCTGGCCTGGTCGATGAGTTCCTGGATGACGAGGGCCTGGTCGGCCTGCTCCGTAAGGCTCAAGTGTTCGAACCCTGCGAACTGGAGTTCGGCCTGGTCGAGGATGGTCCGAATAGCCTCACCGAATGCCTCGCGCGGGTCGGCGCTGGCGACGCGGATCATCTCGTTCCAGTCGAGACCCTCGAGCAGTTTCGCGTTATTGACGATCGCGCGAATATAGGTCTCGAGAGCGGTGAACCTGTCGTCGCCGGTCATCCGACTGAGTTCGCCGAAGAGTGCGTCGATAACTTCCTGCTGCACATTCAGGTCGGCGAAGCCTGCCGAGAGCGCTTCCTTGAATGTGGCCTCCATGTGCTCCGGGATGAGGCCACCAACGAGCCATTGAATAACCTCGTCGATGGTCCCTTCGAATTCCTCACCTCCCGGGAACATCATTTCTATCTTCTCGACAAAATCGAACAATGCAGGATCCTCGAAGACTCGCAGGAGGTCGAGGTATCCGACTTTGATGTCGTCGAACGCCTGTTTCAGTTGGCGCTCGATTCGTTCGAGTTCGAGCTCTGCGACATCGCCCTGATGGCGTGGCCTTACGCTTGTGACCGCACCGATTCTGCTGACTGTCGTCGTCGGGATCTCTTCGTCACCGGAGCCGAAGTACCCAGCGGCGCCACCGAGGACGCCGCCGATAATTGCACCGATCCACCCGCCTGCCTGACCTCCAACTTGGGCACCGCCGATAATTCCCTGAATGGTGGCCGTTGTTTGGTCCATCATCTGGGTAGCCTGGTAGACCATCGAAAGCCCACCGACGACGCCGGCAAGTCCAAGGTCTTGCATCCCGGCTATCAGGTTTCCGCCGAGCGCTCCGAAGTCGCCAGTCTTGAATGCTTCGCCGAGGGCCCCTCCGATCACGTCCGTGATCATCGCGCCCCAGTCATCCATCAGGCCCTCAAGGTAGTCGCCGAAGTTGTCGAACTCGCTGAGGCCGTCCATGATCGCGAAGCCGAGCGACTCCTTGAAATAGTCGGATATCTCGTTGACCTGTTTGCGCCAGCCGGCGAAGGAAGGCGGTTCGATCTCCTGAGCGATCGCCAGGAAGAGGTCTTCGGCTGCTTCCTCAGACAATCCCATCGCGTCAGTCATGTCGATCACGGCGCCAGTCACCGCATCGACGTTCATTTTGTCGAGGTCGTCGAGCTGGTCGTTCAGAGACCGCATGTAAATGGTGGTGTCGTCGAGCTCCACGCCAACGAGGCCGAGTTCGTTCGCCACGATCGCGAGATAGTCGGCCATGTTCTTCTCGACCTTGAGAAGTTCCCTCTCAGCATCGGCGAGCCTGTCGGCCTTCGTCTTCGCTTCTTCGCGTGCGTCGGCTGATTTTTTGAGGGCCGTAACTTCCCTCATCAGCTCGTCATTGGCTTCTTTTCTGGCCTTCGTCTCTTTCTCAGCGGCTTCCTTCGCATCCTTCGATGCGTCGGCTTCCTTCTTCTTTGCCTTGGCGAGTTTCTCAGCCTCTTCGCGCCGCTTTTTTTCGATCTCAGCGGCCTTCTTCATTACCTTTTCGAAGTCTTCGGCGAGCTCCTTGTTTTTCTCCTGCTCGAGTCGCGCTTCGCGCATGGCCGTGCCGAGTCCGAATTCGGTTTCGGTGAGATCCTCGGCAGCTCGGAGATTCTCAAGGTACGCGTCGGCGTTCTGTGAGAGGGCTGTTGCACTCTCGCCAAAGTGCTCGGAAGCGGCGTCGACAGATCCATACAGCTCCTTGAGAGCCGCCTGCATCGCCGAGATACTCTCCGCCTGCTCGTTGAACGCCTGCCCTGAACCCTCCGCGCCTGCTCTGAGAAATTCCTGGTTGACGTTATCGAGCATCTCCGCGAAGGCGAGCCCGAGAGCTGTCCCGGCTCCGATTGCGAGGTTGAACTTTGCGACGCCTGACATTGCCGTCGCGGCACTCGTCCCGGTAGCTGTGATCGCTGTTGAGATGGCCTTGTATGCCGCGAGCACCTTCGGGGCCGCCAATACCAACGCGCCCCAAATCGCGGCCCATTCGCCGGCCGTGATGATCAGGTCTTTCGCCTCCGGGTCGAGGTTGCGAATCACGCTGATGATGTCGGTCATTCCGCCGATGAGGCCTTGCACCTCGTCCGAAGTCAGCTCTCCGAACTCGATCCCGAGTTTCTTGAACTCAGCGGTCAGGGCCTCGGTTTGACCCGTGACAGTGGCGCTCATCCGCTCGAAGTTGCGCTCGACTTTGCCAGCGCTGTTCTCGATCTCGTTGAGCGTCTCGAGGTACTTCGCTCCGCCCTCCTCTGAAGCGAGCTTCATGGCGCCATTCATTGCGCGCATGTTCGGGAATAGCGCAGCGGTTGCAGCGGCGTTCCCTTCCGTAGCTTTGGCAGCCTCACCCATCCACTTTCCAAAGCCTTGCGCCTGCAGAGCTGTCAGGCTCAGGTCAACCCCGAGTTCGGCCATCGCCTCGGACTCTTCCTTCGTCGGCTTCAGAGCCACGCGAAGAATGTTCCGAACGGCGGTCATCGACTCCTCGACGCTCAGGCCGTTGAGGGTCAGCGTCGCCAGGGTGGCCATGAGCTCCTGGTAACTCACGTCCGCGGCTGAGGTGATGGAGACGCCCTTTCCGATGTTGTCGGCGAGTTCGGCAAACGTCAGTTTTCCGAGATCGACCGTCTTCGTCATCGCGTCGAGAACTTCGGTGATCTCCGACGCTTCGAGTCCATAGGCGTTCAGAATGGACGTTCCGGCGTCCACCGTCTGCGTCATGTCTGAGAGGTTGCCCTTGGCGGCCTTCGCGCTAGCGACAATCACCCCGAATGCGTCTTCTGTACCAGTGACACCTGCGGAAATCGTCTGATAGAGGCCGGCCATGATGTCATCGGCTTCGCCGAGGGTCGGCGGAAGCTGCATGATACTGGCGGCGAGCTGGGCCATGCTCGCGTCAGTGGCCTCGGTGATGTTCTGAACGTTGACGGTCTGTTTTTCGAAGGATCCATAAGCGACCGTCGCGCCGGTGATGGCGCCGGCAACCACGCCCATGGTTTTTTTCGCGGTCCCGCCAAGTTCCTCGAAGTCCTTGGAGAGACCGTCAATGGAATTTCCAGCGTCCTTGGCTGAGTCGTCCAGCCCTAGAATTGCGTCCTGGACGCCTTTGATCTCGGCGACAGCCGCTTTCAGCCTCGATTTGATTTCGAGGGTGAGCACTGATTTCGAGGCCATGAAGCCACCTCCAGGGCTATCTGCGTGGCCTCCGTGCTCCTTTGGTCCTTCTCCGTTTTCGGTCTCGTTCGGCCTTTTGTCGTTGGCGTTCGGCTCGCTCGCCGTGGATCTTCTTCAGCTCAAGCATACAGGTGCTGATCTGCTTTTGAGTTTCAGGGGTGAGCTGATCTTCGGTCGCATGCCCGAACCGTGTGAGCTTCGAATGCACGTTCGTCCAATGGACTCGAGAGGGACCGTTCACGCCGTCCACCCAGCAATCCTGGACGATCAGGAAGTATCGCCAACCGTCATCGATCTGTGGTGATATCTCAGGGTGAGGGCCCTTCGGCTTGCGCCTCTCTGCGATCGCGTCAGCGTCAGCTATTTTGCCTTGGGCGCGGAGCTTTTCTTCGAGGATGCTCGCCTTCGCTTCGGCTTCGCCTTCGCCTGCCTGGTCGAAGTAGTAGCGGACGAGCTTTCGGAGTTTTTTTCATTCTCCACATTGATCGCGGTGCAGAGGGCGTAGCACTTGCCCTTGAATGTCCCGAAGAGCTTGACAGCCCCTGTCGCGAGCATCACGCGGCAGTCTTCAGCGGTGCCTTCCGTCTCATCGTCAGGGATGACGTACTCGAACTCATCACCATCCCAGCGGAAGAGATCCTTCCACCCCCTGTCCTTGTCGATGAGGAGCACTGGCAGACAGCGGTTCTGGGCGCGGAGTTTCGATTGATCCTGCTCGAAAACGTTGGTGCTGACGCCGAGTTCCTCGAGTTCGTCAAGGACGTTTTGGTCGAAGGCATACCCGTAGAAAGTCGCCATTTTCGGGCCGTCCTTGGTGGGCACGTCGATCTCGACAGGAAACGGCCCGGACCGCCCAACGGACGGCCCGAGCCCAACGACGAGTTTCGGGATTTTCAGAGTTTCCTCGGTGGATTCGGTTTCCTTTTTCACGCTCTTCTCCTTTTCGTCTGTTCGGTCGGTTTACGGGGTGGTGTTGACGAGTTCCACGGTCAGGCAGTCAGCATACGCATTCCAGTCGAACGTGATCAACTGGCCACCGGAGCTGTCAACGGCCTCGCCGGTTTGGGCAAGCTCCGCGTTTTCGATGAGGAACGAGAGGTTCTCAGTGTTCGGGTCGGCACCCGGGGTCACGATCTCGAACGACTGGACGGTCTTGTTCTCGGCCGCCGTGATGAGGGCGTGAGTCGGATCTCCGAAAAACGCCGCGATGGAACCGCTCAGCATTGGCTTCATGCGGATCAGGTTCGAGCGAACCCCACCACAGCCGACCGGATGTCGGTCGGTCTGGAGACGCCAGTCAAGGGTTCCGCTGAAGCTCTCGACGTTGCAATCCTGGGATCCGTTGACCTTGAGGATTTGCGTCAGTGAATCGATCGGAAGAGAGGTGAACTCGGTGGGTGCAGGAACGATGAGAGTCGGGGACCACGGGTCCATGTTCAGGAACTCGCACCCGAGATTGAAGATCACGGCCGATGTGAGCGCGCACTCGAAGCCGAAAGTGTTGACCCTGCTGCCCCACATGAGACGGCTTTGAAGCGTGGTCGCGTCGAGTTGCTGTTTCTCGATCGCGAACCCAGGAACCTCACCAAAGACGCTCCCAAGGTTGAAGGTGTGCGTGTAGGACCCAACGACCGGGGTGTCGCCGGCAGTGGTCTGAATACCGATACCGAAGCGGAGCGCCCACACCCCTGAGTCGAAGTGGAACGGGATATTGACCGTACCGTTCGGCGCGACGACGGTGCCCATGGGCTTCGTCGGATGGGAACCGCCGTCGATCTCCTCGAAGTCGGTGAATCCGTCGTTCGGAGAGGCATCCTCGTCGGTGAAGGCAAGGACGTAGCCGGGGCCAGCTACCGGTTTGGTTTGGATGGAAAGAGGCTGCTCGATGAAAACGAGCTTGACGTACCTTCCTTCATATTCATTCGGCATTGGTGCCTCCATTTGCCGCGGTTGCGGCCTTGGCGTTCTTCACCGCGTCGGTCTCGGCCTTGCGCTTCGCGGCGACCTTGGCATCGTCGCGCTTTCTGGCCTTGTCCTCTTCGGCCGCCCGTTTCGGATTCAGCTTACGGAAGAGGGCTTCGCCGGCCTTGGCAGCGGCCTCGTTGGCTGCCTTTTCCTTCTTCATCGAGGTTTCCTCGGATCCCTCGAAAAAGCCCTTCTCGCCATCGATTTTCTTCTCCGGGTTGCCGAGGAGAAGTTCCGCGAGTTCGGCCGGCACCTTGGTGCTACGGCGCTTGTTGAAAATGTACGGAACGCGGCCGAGTCGCTTGACGATCTGCGGAGCTTGCCCGCGCTCGGTCGCGGCGTAAAAAACAAAGACTTCCTTCGGCATTGGTGCCTCCTATGTCAGCGCGTTAACGATACCCGGGCACGTCCAATCCTGCGACCATACTAGCAGGTTGGAATCTTCGAACGCGCCGCGCTCTTCCTCGTCGCCCTCTTCCATGGCACCGTTGCTGCCCTCGGGGCGGAACCCCTGCAGGCATTCGCGGGCCTGAGACTTGAGGTCATGAATTCCAACGGTCGCCCGGGCTTCATCTGTCACTCTGAGGTTTTCACCGACGAAAAGAACCGTGATCGTGAACACCCTCCGACGCTGCGTAGGGCATCCTTTCGGCTGCTTCTCGTCAGGCGTGCTGCCCGTGCATTGAACGAAAATCACGGGTGGCTGCTGGGAAATCCGGTGAATGTCCTCGTCGATGCTGGCGCTCGGATACACCTTGTCATCGATTCCGGTGACGCTGCTTTTCAGCTCGGCGACGACAGAATCCTCGAGTGTTTCTTCGATCGATGCCATCATCCCTCCATGCGCCCGTCAAGATCTTCGGCGATCATCTTCGAAATCATGATCGACATACCGCGGCTCAGGCCAAGCATTCTACGCCGAGGCAGGCCCGGGTGAGTCACCTCACGAGCGAAAGCCCAAAACCCGCCAGCGTCGCGCGGCGCCTCGGTCTTGCCGGCGACAGGGAACCGGAGGGATTTCTTCCGCTTCTTCCTGATCTTGTACGGGCCTTTGGTGCCCTCGTTGTGGAATACAGCTTTCTTCGAGCTGCTCCCGATGATGAGAGCATCGCTTCCGCGGAATTTCCAAATGTTCTGGCGGCCCCCACGGTTGAAGCTGGCGCGGAGTAAACCGCGATCGAGGAGTGGCTTCGAACTCTGGCCACGTCGGCCGGTGACGGTGTTCGGCCTCAGTCGCTTCCAGGGCTGCTTCGTCACCGGGTCGTATCCTCTCCGGAATGCGGCGGCCGTCCTGTTGAGGACGTGCTCTCCGGCGACCTCCAGACCCTCCTGTGAGCGAAGGTATTTCTCCACTCGTGAGAGCTTCATGTTCACAGCATTGGCACCGAAAAGAATCGAGGGCACAGCTACCACCAGTTGAGCTTGTCGCGGGTCATCTCGCGAGTGTTTGCTTCGACCTGAGATACGGAACCCCCCTCAGGGGGATCCGGCTGCGGCTCTGCGTCGATCAGGTGCGCTTTCGACATGGCGACGTCCTTCACCCACGCTTTCCACATGTCGCAGCGATCTTGGACGTTCTGAGGTGCACCGCGGCCGCGGTTGTACAAGTTGCACACCGAAATCGATCCTGTGGCGTTCTTCAGTGCCTTCGTCGGCGAAGCTACAGGGACGTCGTATCGCGAGCTCAGGTAGCTGTTCAGGAACGCCTCGGCCCCGTCGATTGCCTCGTCGACGGCTTCCTGCTGCTCCTCTGTCGTGGTGAGATCCGTCATGATGTGAGCGAGCGTCTTCGTCCCGAGGAACTCGTTCAGCTCTTTCGGCTCTTCTGGACCGCCGCCAACGATGTGGACGAGATAGTCGCCCATGGGTTACTCCTCGACAGCCGGATTTGGCTTCTTTTCAGCCTTCTGTTTCGGTCCTGGCTTCGCGTATTTCCTGACGCCGAGGCCATCTGTTTTCATGAGCGCCTTCGCGTAGTCCTCGGTTGCGATAAACGGCTTCCCAGCTGGCTGGATCTTACTGCGGCCAATCCCGTCTTCGCCGCGTAGCAAGAGGCTTTCTGTTGCGACGAGTTCGACTTTGTTTCCCATGCTTTCCTCCAGTCGGTCAAAAAGAGGGGCGGCCCGAAAGCCGCCCCCTGGACCAGATTGCCCGAGGGCCTGATCTTGGGCTCTACGGAGTGTTGGTCGCCTTGAGCAGATAGCCGGCATCGTTCTTCGCAATCCACGGCTTGAGCTGCTCCATGTACCACATCTCCGACACCCACTGCTGCTCGGTGAGGTCATCACCGGCGATACCGAGGAGCGGGACGCCGTCAACCTCACCGTAACGTCGAGTCGCGGTGAACCCGAAGGTCGGCGCTTCGCGCTCGGTCGGGTTCGGATCGACGTAGGACAAATGGACGTTGTCCGGCCACATGTCAACGAAGTCAGTGCCGTCGTGGTAGGCAGCCGTTCCGACGTTGAAGTATGGCATGTTGAGGTAGTCGGAGAACTGCTGCATCGACACCGTCTGCGTCGTGCGGTCTGCCCCGGTTCCACCCGGCATTTTGTTGATGACGTTCGGATTGCCGCGTGCCGAGGTCCAGGCCGACCACCCCATCTCGAGGTTATTCGGCAGGACGCCAACCTTCTGGCGAATGGCATCCATGACCGCCAGGAGGTCGTTGAAGGGGTCGCCGGTATCGGTGTCCCACTTCACGGAGACCGTCGTCACCATACCGGCCGCGTAGGTGGCGTCGGTGTTGATGAGATCGGCGATCGCCTTCTCGCGATTGAGAACCACCATCCGCTGAGCGGTGCCACGGGCACGTCCACGGGCATCGATGCCGGCGACGCTGGCTTCCTCGATTTCGAGGCGATCGAGCGGAGCAGAAAGAGCGAACTCTTCCAACTGCTCGGTCGTGTAGTCAACGGCGAACTCAACCTGTTTCGGCTTCGAACGCAGCGCACGACGTGCGTCCACGAGCTTGAATGCCTCATAGCCGTAGATGGGAGCCTTGAACGACATAGACGGGACGATGTAGTACGGCAGAACCTTGTGCCCGATCAGCTCCGGCATCATGAAGCCGATCGACAGGGCGGTCTGCAGGGGATCGATGTTGAGGCGCAGTTCGGAAAGTCTGTCAGGCATGTCATCCCCCCCCTTACGGTGCCGGCGCCATGGTGCCGGAGACGAGCGGCATCACGAAAGCCTCGATGAGATCGGTGTCGACGCCGGCCTCTTGGGCGACGGCGTACCACGGCTCATCCGCGGCAGCGGCGGTGAAAATCCCGGTGCCGTCGCCGATGGTCAGGCGATCGCCAGCCGAGACGGGTCCACCGAGTAGGACGGGAACCATACCGGTTTGAACCGTCATGGCTTTTCCGTCGTCGGTCTCGAATTTGTTGACGCCGGCGAGCTGCGCACCATCAGCGCTCGCGACGAAGATCGCACCATCAGGACCGACAGCGACTCCCGCATCGACGGAAGCGCCCTCGGCGTTGGTGAGCGTGAACGTGTTGAATGGCTGGTTTGCCACTTTCATACCCTCCCAGAAGTCTCAAGCCGATAACGAAAAGGACACAGAGAGCGGCTTCTCTACTGCGTGATCGTCGAACGGCCGAGGATCCGGATTGCCTTTGCGGTGTTGCCGCCCTGGCTTGCGGATGCCTTCGCGATGACGGCGTTGGCCTTCGCGAGGCGTTCCGGGTCGATCCGGTGGCCTTCAGCGGATGAGATGTTGAATTTGAGAATCGCGTCCCCGTTTTGATCGGCCGCGGCCTGCGAGGTCTGACGACCCTGTGGGGGCTTGTCGGGGCCGCCAGGCTCGGTCTCGATCGGCTTGAGGGTACCGGCGATCACGTCGAAGCGTTCGCGGTCGTTGGTGGCGAGGTCGATGAAGGCCTCGCGCTGGTCTTTGTGCAGCTTGCCCTCGGCGATGAGGGTATCGACATCGGCTTCCGCCTTTGCCTTGACCTTCTCCGCCTCCAACTCGGCTACGCGAGTCGTGGCAGTTGCACCCTGTTCCGCCTGCTGTCGAAGGGCTGCGGCCTTGGCGACGAAGTCTTCCTCGCTGTCCGCCTGGATGCCCATCTGTGCGGCTAGGGTTTTCCAATCCATGTCCTGACCTCCAGTAGTTTTCGCCGGCTCGCCGGCTCGTTGACGATCGGCCTTTGTCCTGCCAACCGTATCACCAGAGGCGGAAATATCCAAATTTCCGGATTTATCCGGTTCCTTGGATTTCAGGCGCTTCGCCGCCGCTGCCATCATGCCCTCAAAGGCCGGGTCGTTGGTCAGAGCGGCAGAGAAGAGTTCCAAGACGACGCCCTCATTCGTGTGGCTGAAGACGGGAGAGATGAACTGGTATTCGCGGTTCCTGATCAGCTCGGCAGCCTTCGCCGTCCATTTCACCAGGGCATAGACGCCGGGGCCACTCTTCGCGATTCTATCGGCCGCCTCGGCTCCCATCTCCGCCGTGATCTCGTCCAGAGATTCCGCGCTGACTTCGCTGGTTGTGATGTCGCCCTCGTCCGTCGCCGGCCACGCGGCGAGAACTGCCCACATCCACCCGGCCGCCAAGCTGGCGAACGGTTCTGAAGAATACGTCCGATGCTCATAGTCGATCACCATCGGATTCGATCGCTGAGCGAAGAGGCGCGGGACCATCCCCATGGAGATTTCGTTGATGACGTAGTGACGCCCGTCGACCAGGTCGGACGGCCCGTATGGGAAGAGCTGAATCACACCCTCGGCCATGTCATCCCATTCGACGGCTTCAATCATCGACGCGCCGGCTGCGAACCCAACGGCGCCGATGTTGTCGAGCCCCCGCGAACCCTCATCGCCGTCAATCAGCGCAAGGAGCTGCCCGGCCGCCTCGGCGATCGGGGTGTGTCCACGGCTCACGGCCCGGGCGCGCGCCAAGATGACAGCCGGTCGGCTGACCTTCCCGTCCTGCGTGATGATCGGGTATTCCCACGCCGAAGCTTTCGCGCGGTCCTCACCTGTCACGATTCCAACGCAGACCTCCCCGGGGTCAAACCCTTCGCCAATGACAGCGGCGCACACCTTCGACGGGTCCGTGATGATGTCCCCGGCCTCGATCAGTTCGGCCGCTTTTTTGAATCCCTTGTCGTTGAGTCTGACGATTGACATTGTGTCCTCCTACGCTGTCCTCAAAAAGTGCTTCAGAATAGTCAGGCGACGATTCGCCATCGCGTTCCAGTCCGTCGCCGGATTGCCGGCCCACCCGGCCTGAGGCCCTTGATAATCTCCAGGCGTCCCGCGCTTCTTCGGCCTGCGGTCTGCGAGCTTCTTCGTGATCTGTCTGACCACGCTCCGGCACTGGTGATGATTCGGCGGGTATAGGTGTTGCGGGAATTCCCCCCTGATCCACCAACGACCGTCGAGGGGCCTGCAGATCTTCGAGGTTCTCGAATCGAGAATCGCATCGTACACCAGGACAGGGAATGCCTCTTTCATGTGGCCCCTGTTCATCGCGATCCAGCGCGCCTGATTGTACGATCCGATCACGGCGTTTCGATAGACGACCTCGATGTACCACCGTTCCCACGCGATGCCGGCTTCTTCAAGCCAGATCTCGAAGTCTCGCATCGTGCCGCCCGTCTTTACGAGCTTCTGAAGCTGGCGCTTGCAGCGGGATAGCACGGAGGCGTTGCGGACCTCCGACAGGGTGAAGGCCACCTGTTTGAGGTCGTCGGAGAGGGCGTAGAACTCCTCCTTCTGCAGGATGCCGGCTTCGTCGAGGTACCGCGCTGCGTCCTCATCGGAGAGCGGCTCGCGGAGCGGGATGGCTACGAGTTCGCCCATGTCACCAGTCTGGATTCTCGAAGCTGTCGTTGTGCTCTTTCCGCTTCTCTCGGCGGTAGAGCTTCAGCATTTCGAGAGGGAACCGCGTGTTGTAAAACTCCAGCATCGCGGCCTCGTCGGCGTACGCGGCCTCGTCGAATGACTTCGTCAACGGATTCCAGCCGTACCGCTTCGACCGGCAGAAAGCCCACACGGCCTTCCGTTTCTGTTCGACAAGAACTTGCGTACCGGGGAACAGTCGGACGCTCATTCGTCACCACCTTCGGGCTCCGGGACCTTCGTCGGCTTGTCGTCGCGTCCGGGGCCCTCTCCGCGGGCTTCCCGCTCGATGCCGTCATGGCGGTCCTGCTCTGGGTTGTCTGACTCGGCGTCGATCTCGATGAGGCCATTCGCCGCAGCGGCCACCATGGTCTCGTGAATGGCTTCCTGGAGCTGCTCGACGGGGAGAGTCGGGTAGAGGGCCGTGAGCCGCGGGATCGCATCTGAAACGCTCAGCTCTGGATTCTCCCGGACCATCGTCGCGACGTCGTTCATGACAAACTGCCCGTTGAGGTCGGCCCACTCTTCGGCCGAGAGGGACGCGAGGGCCGCCAGGGCGAGCTGGGTTTCGTCGGCGCCTTCTCCAGCGATCGCTAGAGCATGGTCGCACGATTGTCGGCGCGCTGCCGCGAACTCCGGAGGCACTGTGGAGGTCTGACTCTGGCCTGGGAGAATCTCCTCCCCTTCCTCCGGGGGCCTGATCCTGAGCATTCGGTAACCCTCGGCGGCCGGCACCTCGAGCCCGAGTTTGTTCACGGCCGTGTCCAGCTTCGAGGCGTCCTTTTCTTCGTCGTCGGTGTTCTCAATCTCCAAGTTCAAGACCGGAACCACGACATCCCACCCGAGGCCGTATCCGATGATCGGGGCGAAGAAGTCTCGGCGGACCGTGTCCGCGATATCCTCAACATCGGCCTCGACGATGTCTAGCTCGACCTCCCTGTGAACCTTCGCTGCAGCATAGGTTCCGGTCTGCCCTGTCGTGTCCGTGGTGAGAGTTTGACCGAGCACGGCCTTCGAAAACTGCTGATCGCACCAGAGGACGAAATCCTTGTGAGGCGAACCGCTGGCACCAACGCCTTTGGCGAACGCCTCAATTTCGATGTCCTCGTTGAAGACTCCGAAGCCGTCAGACGACATGGCCTTCAGGGCATTCCACAGCCTGATAAGACGGGGGTCTCCATCTTTCCAGTCCTTGGGCACCTTTGCCATCCTGGTCGGCATTCCAAAGACCTCGACGAAGGATGCCCAGTCCCGCGTGGCAAAATGTTTCAGCACCCACGCATAGCAGATCGTCCGCATGACGCCGCGCCTCACGAGCTGAGGGGAATTCCCGCGGGGGCTGTGGATGATGAACTTGTCCTGGGGGACATTGAGCCATTCGCCCTTGTCGTTCTGGAACTGGAGGCCGCCGCCCCACCACCTCCAGCCGATGTTCGGCGTTTCGTGGAGAGCTACCGGAACCTGTCCACGCCACTCGATCTCGAGCCCCTTGAAGCCGTCAATCGGTCCGTCGATCAGGAGGCCGACGAGCCCCTTGTAGCCGGCGACGTCAACCAGAACGGCATTGAGGTAGTCGACTGCCTTGTTGGCCATTGCGTCTTCCTCGAAGCCTTCCGGGGGGGTGATGGACGATTTAGCCTTAGACGCTTTCAGCCGGCGAGACTGCACGTTCGCGCCGAGGTGGGCATCCCCTTCCTTCATCCGCTGGAACATGTTGAGCTGTGGGCCGAAGTTGCCATATTCGGCATTCTTCAGCGTCATGTGGATCGCGGTCGGGTTGTAGACCGTGTTGTCGAAATATGGGTTCTTCTCTTGCTGTTTCGTGACGACGGCACCGATTGGCATCTCTCCGCGTTTCGTCCGCTCGCGGCCGAGGTTGTCTTTGCTCAGCGCGCTACCCTTGGCTTGTTCCTGTTGGATTTCGCTCTCTGTTGGCATGGCAGCCTCCGCCCTCAGCTTATCATCATGTTTCGCGAGACGCGTCGGCCGGATCTTGCCGCCTGAGGAGGTGCCGGCGAAACGTTCTCGATCTGAGGGGCGACCAGGGCCGGGGCCAAGGCGTACCCAATGGCGTCGAGTTCGTCAGGGCTCTCGAGACCGAATTGCCGCTTGAGTTCGTCTTTCGACATGAGCGACGTCCTCCCGTCCTTCTCGACTTTGTACCTGATCGTCGTCGCCTGGATGCTGGCGCGCTCATCCACCGGGACTGCAGCCTTCCCTTCCATCAGAGCGATTCTCATTTCCCAACCGAGCTGAGCACGGATGTTGGTGAACATCTTCTTTCCCTTGACGCCCCGGGGCGTTCCGTTCCCGTGCCACCTGACGATATTTTTGTATCCTGCCTCGAGCACCGCATCGGCGACGCCGGCCCCATACCCACCGTCAGCGTCAATCACCACAATCTCCGGATCGAAGTCCTCAATGTGCTGCATCACCTTCCCGGCGATCGCCATCGTTCGGAGCTTGCTCATCTTGTCGAGGCTGTGGACCACGGGACCGGTTGCCCGGGCGATCACCGTCCGATCGTCGCCACCGTCCGCGACATCGACGCCGAGGGCCCGCCTCCCAATCCCGTCGTTCAGAGCCATGATCTCTTCGTGAATACTCGGGTCAGTTGCCCTCTCCCAGGCCCAAAGGGGGATCAATCCGAACTCGACCTCATCAGGGAATTCTCCGAGGGCCTTGACCTGAACCCACGGATGGTCGATACCGTACATCTTGATCAGCTCTTCAGCCCATTTCGTCGATACCTGCGGGCTGTCCTTGTAGCTGACGGTGTGGAGATTCCACATGTCCCGGTGTTTGTGGAAGGCGTTGAAGAAGAAGCCGCGCGGGCAGTTCGGGTTCCCGGTGACGAGAGCGAGCGCCTCTTTTTCAGATGCTAACGACCCCTCTATCGCGCCCCAAATCGCATCATCGACGCCGGATCCTTCATCGACGATGGCTAGGAGGTGATCAGCATGACGACCCT